GGGGGGGGTAATAATACGAATGAAATTCTGCCCCCCCATCTTTACTAAATTATAGTAAATCAGCGACAACGCTTGACAAGGCCAAGCGTTATACGCTTCAGCGAACGACAGGACGAGCCTTCGCCTCGCCTACCGTCCGAATACCTAAGCGGTTGTATGGAGGTATACACCGCCATAAATCAAGCCAGCTCCAACAACCTCGTCAATAACGGGTATTGGGTCAGGTACCATAAGAATAGCAACACCAGTACGAATCATAGCAGAACCTATCATTCTACGCACCGGGTCTTGAATAAGTTGTTTCGATGTAGAACCACTTGAAACAACAGAACTAGTAAGTTCAACAGGACGCTCCATATATGCAGCACGAGCATCGAATGAAGCAGAAATCCGAAATTGACTACGAGCAATAGACCCGGATAAAAAAGATTGAGGTGTTGTTTGACATTCAACAATATGTCCACCAATTTCAAAATAACTCGTCATTCAATCCACTCCTTTTCACAGTCAATACACTGACAATGTACTACACCATAATGGGGAATATCCCAACGGTGTATATCTCCTGACCCACAGCGTGGACAGGGGTCTATCATCAATACCGCTTCCTATAAGTACGCTTTTTAGACGACTTAGCGGCTACCAGTTTTTTAGTAGACTTTCGCTTATTTGTATATCGATAACGGACCATTTTGCCGTTTTTCTTAAATGTTTTACCATAATTGTATTTAGCCATTAGAAGCACACTCCAGATAGTTGGCCAAGAATACGATCACTAACACCGAGGAGGTGAGCGAGTATAACCATACCAAGATACTCGATACGGTTGTTTTTCAAATGTGACAGAATACTTGATGCAGTGAGCGTATTCTTGACAGTTTCGGCGGCAGCTTGTTCTATTTTCATATAATCACATCTCCGTCATAGGTTCACAAAGATAACCACGATGGTTACCGGGTACAAGGTCAATCTGTATAACAACGCCAGCAGAATCGCCAGTGTTAATAGTATCAACAGATATAAGACCGCAAGGGAAATTTCCTCCCTTGACTCGAGTTACTCCACCAATAGTAGTGGCAGTAATTGTCTCAATCGAATGAATTTGAAGACCAGTTGTCTGATTTGCACCACCGGGGTACATAGTATCAGTATGAATCGTATCGTCTTCATATGGGTATGGGGCCTGATTATTCTCAGTAACCATATCAGTAAGTACAGCGTCAGTTTGCTGAGTACCATCGCTAAATGTAGCGGCAATCCAATTCTGAGGTGTTCCACCATCTACTCGTAGAGCATCGGTTGGAGTGTTTGGGTCATTAATTTCCGGCAAAGCACGAGAAGCAGCATATCCTTCAATAAGAGACACTGCATTCAAACCTGTAGGACCTACACCGGGGTAATTAGCACCCACAGCAATAACTTCTCTATCCTGAACACCCGAAGCGGTTGTAGTATCAGGAATTTGAAACTTAGAAGGTTCCCATTCACCGGGTACAGTTGCAGAAGCAACTAAATGGTCACCAACTGCAACTGGCAGTAAATTAGCACCATAACCAAGAGAATGATGGTTAGCATCAGCATAAATCTTAAAATCAAGAAACTTAGGTCGAACAGACTGTGACTCAGCAAGAGCTTCATTATTCATGCGTTGCCAATGGCGAAAACCTTTCTCCCATGAATTAGACATAACCCAAGTGTTTGGGAGTTTGTTGACAGAAACCTGTCCTGCAAATGTTGAAGCAGTCAGGAACTTAAATCCTGCAACAGCCCAGTTGATACCTTGTCGATAAAATCGACGATTAAGCAAAGATGCAACTTGTGACAAATCAATATAACTAGAAGTAACAGCACCACCACCGTCCGCAGTAAATGCGAATGTCATAGTCTGAACGGCTGGTTGGATTTTGCTTCCACGAGAAGACTTACGGCGGGCCATGATTATTCCTCCTCACCGACGGCTAATAAAGGTTTCATCAAGGATGACTCATAAACTGCTTTTATGGAACGCCAGTGTGTAAAGTAACACTCCGGGTCAAGAGCACATATCTCAACAGGAGTAAGACCTTCCCGCAGGAAGGCAAGTGCTCTTTGTTTTGGAGAAAACCCTTGAGGTTTTTCCTTTCGCCATTCTCCAATTTCAGTCAAAGACTTAACTCTAGAATCAGTTTTACGACAGTAGTCTCGAGCTACCTCACGGCTACCTCTCCTGAAATCTAGATTGGATGGCATTATCTTGTACACTTCACTCCTTCTCTTAGAAGTAGCCCATTCAGTGTACGCTTGTATGTGAAGACTCCCCGTATCCGCTCGTTCTATCTGACCGACGGCATACTTCAAGCCGGGAGCATCTGTGAGTTCCTCCCAGAATGTTTCAAAGGCGTCAATAAGTTCCGCTTCATCATCAGTGGCCTCATATCCTATATGTTTAGGCCATACCGTAGAACACCAGTGGCGTTTCTGCTGATTCATTCTTCCTCCTCCCAATCACAATACGGACATCTATCGCCGTATCCTTCAATCTTTTGACAAAAGACTTGACAAATTGCACAAATCATCTCCAACACCCACAATAGGTGTATCCGCATCTAATACATGGGGTGGTCAAGCTGACTCACTCCCAATAATAAACCAATCCGGTTTCATCACAACAATGCTGACTAAATTCATAAAAACACTCATAAAATACAGAATTTTCAGCAAAGCAATAACCTTCTAAAAACTCATCAGTTTTTCTATCCCATACATCAGCCCAGTGGTCTTCATCTCCGTCCATAACAGTCCTATGGGTAGCAGGTATATAATACTTGTTAACATTAACAAGCATCTTCACATCCGAAGTAAACCTTTTGTTAAATGTTTACTAGGGGGGGGTAATAATACGAATGAAATTCTGCCCCCCCATCTTTACTAAATTATAGTAAATCAGCGACAACGCTTGACAAGGCCAAGC